TGTTTCGTTAAAGAAGTCTAATATCGTCTTATATTGTTCCTCGGTCACTTCCAAGGGTATAAAGTCCCACTCAGTATGACTAGCAAAAAACCTTCTTGTAGAGTCTATCTTGCTGAGAAGCTTTGGACTGATACTGATCCAAGTTTCTTGATCATCAAGTATCATTTCGGCGTGACTGTATTTGCTGTTTGTCCACCATCTAACAATTTTATTGAGAATATCACCTTTTCCTTTATAAAATGCGATGGTTATTTTCACTATTTGTACCTCTTATAAAATATCTATACGAGATGTTAACAAAGTTATTTCTTTTTGTTTCTTAACTTAAAAATTTCAGCATATTTTCTTTTTTGGATTACAACTTGATCCACTTCCTCAGTTTCTAGATCAAATACATCCTTTATTTCCCAAAGCGCAATTTCCATAGAATCATTGGTTTGATACTGCTCTTTGGTAGTTTCTGTTTTATTGTCTTTTTTATACCAATAAGACCATTTGAAAATATTCATATTGTATCCCTCATGATATAAATAGATGGTGGAGATGGTTAAACTATGTTGTTCTGTTTATAGACGGACTCACAGAATAATATAACCTCGTCATCTGTAAAAGCGTTTTTGCAATAATTTGCGATAACTGAGATGTACCTTACATTTCCTTTAATATAGCCTTTATTGCTATCAATTCTATCAAGTGATGCACGATACATTTTATTTTCTTCATTTTTCCAGTTAGTTGAGTCTTTTGGAAGTTCAAGTTTCCAACCAGTTAAAGGGCAAATTCCCTTTTGTTCGTTCCAAACTTGTTTTAGATAAAGCAGGTCAACATCATATTCTTTTTGTCTTTGTTTCCTTCTTCTCTTAATGCCTCTCATAAACCATTTAAATTCAGTGTATTCATCTCTACGAGAGAGATCATTATTTTGCAAAAGGTTTTCTGGTCGTCCTTTACCGAGATGCTCCCCTAAGTGATGAGCGTTACCTTTTCCAGAACATTTAGAAGAACAATATATCTTTCTTCCAAGTTTCCTGCTTCTGTTAATTTCTCCTTTTTCTCTCTCAAACTCTTTATCGCATGTTTCGCAATTTATTAAAACCTTAGCCATAACATAACTCCTTATGTAATAAATAGTCCAGAGTTATGGAAATGGCGGGTTTTTTATGTAAATGGTGGAGATGGACGGAATTGAACCGTCGTCCAGAACAAATCCAATTGTAGTCATTCACAAGCATAGTCAGTTTCTATCACCTACTGACAAAGATAGATGGTTATAAAACAATGCTTACCATCCTGTTGCATTGAGTTTTTGATTTTTACAACTTGTCTGTTGTTTTGGTTAGATTGGAAAGAAGGCTCTAACCAGCCTCCTGATTACGCTGCTAAAAGAACAGCGTCTTCAAAGTGGTTGTTGTTGTTTGCAACTAATATTTTTGAACTGTTAAGGTCGTATCTAACCTGCTTGCACTATTCCTCTTCACTGCCCTGTCGAAGCCAAATCATCCCCTTTTGTTTTTTATTATGATACCAATTGGAGAATGATTCACATCATCCAACCAGATCATTACTTCTTTCTCTTTTTTTTGTTTTTCGGAAAAAGAAAACTTTATACTTTTAGCAGCCGCCTTTAGGGCAGCAGCCTCTGAGGAGTGTTTACTTACTAACTCTCCTTGTACATAACCATTATGTTCTTTATATACTTTCCACATTATAATAACTCGTCGATAGTGTTTCGCATGTATTCTTCACTGAAGCCTGTATGACCTAAATGAATTTCCATGTCTCTGTTTAAATAAATGTAAGTGGGATATCCCTGAACAATATATCCATTTATCCCGTTTGGATCTATAACCTGATGTGCTGGAGATTGCAACACTGGAGATGAAGTATTTCCGTGATCTTCTGCCCACTCTTGCACATCTTCCAAGGTCGGAGGCATGTTCAACACGTTGGCTAACATTAAAGTTACCACAACTACTTCTCCGTTATAATCATCTTGAACCGGCTGAGCAGAATGACCTGCTGCTTGACAAGGACCACACCATGCAGTCGAGAAGTCTAAAACAATAACTTTTCCTTTGTGCTCATATAGTCTCCAAGGTTCATCGTTTTGATCATTGAACTTGAAGTCGCATACTGTGACTCCTAATTGATCGTGGCTGCAAATATCAGTTTTATTAATTCCATATTCTATGAAAGGTAATGGAAGTGGTCCAAGTGCTGTGTCGCTTCCTTCAACTTGCATTTCTGGAGCACACCCAAGTAAAGTCATTAGCAGTGTCATTAACATAATATTAGTCCTTATCAGAGGCATCAAAAAAGTTATTAATTTGATACTTCTTACATATATTTAGGAATTCTAAGTATGTTAAGCCTAAAAATCTGGAAGCGTCTTTTTTAGACTTGGTGGTTGAGATAGCAAATTTCAGAGTTGCTTCTTTTACAACGTTAGGTAATGCCCGCCAAATATCAAAACCATAGAGCCTATTATTAATGTTATTTGCAGTCAATTCTAATTTGATAGCAATTACATCTTCAAGAGATAAAGAATTAATACAGACTAATAACTGATCATTGATTTTATTTTGATCTTTAAGTAATTTAATTATACTTTTAGATTTAGTAGTGATCTTCTTTGATTGTACTGTCATTTAATTAACTATCACATGCAGAACACATTCTGAGTATAATGGTGATTCTGAAAACTGTCAAATTAAAATTATGAAATTATTCAGATCTCTCTACACCATACTGTGTTAGCTTGGCTTCAATGTATTCTTGAATTGCTAGTGATATTTTTTGTGCTCGGTCTCGAATAGTTTCGAGCGCATCCTCTTTGATGTCATCGTCTAGTTCTTCGTCATCTTCAATCGATTCAGCATCAATCGCATACAAGTTATCTTCTAATAATTGTTCCAAGGATTCAGTTGGCAGAGTCATGTATTTTCCGTTATAAATCTAATTCAATATCGTCAGGACCAGCTTGATCAGCCGGCTGTTCTTGTTTAGCCATATCATATGCTTGGTTGGTTGGTTCCGGCAACTCGCTGGCTAATTCTTCTTCGAACTTTTCAAAATACAACTTAAGGTTTGCGATCAAGTAATCAAAAAATAATTCTTGGTCTTCAGGGTTCGCAAGAAGTTCATATGAGTCAATGATATTGCTTTCAACCTTTTTATAAGACTGATAAGCCATATTACGACCAGTTTCGTCTCCATCAACACCGGCTCCAAAAGAATCACGAGGGTCTGCTTCTTCTTTTTCTTCGTCAGCAGCCTTTTCAGCGTCAGTGCGAATGTCGATAAATTTATCTTCGCCGGCATCATCACCAACTGTAATATCTATTTCTTCAAGGCTAGCAGCTTCTTCTTCACCAGCTTGGTTGTTCAACTTAGCGGGTGTTAAAGAGTTCTCAACAGCATTAAGAACGTGCGCTCGATAAGAGTCTCTCTGTTCAGAACTTGTAGTCAGAGACTTGTAATCGATTTCCAGAATGGGTATAATCTTCTTGAGTAGATCCTCAAGTACGTTAATACCAGTTGACTTGTTTGGTGATGGATCGACATCTGGTGTTTGGGCTTCGAGCAAATCAAAGTCCATCATTTTTTGAATGATCTGACGTAATTCTTTTTCTTCATCAAGTCTTTTTGACTTGACATGTCTTATAATAGATCTTATACTTTCTCTGAGAATGGTTTCTTCATTCGAATTCATTTTGTAATGCCTCTTTTCATAATTAGTTCAATAACTTCATCAATCAAACTTAAATCGATATATTCCTTTTGTTTACTTCTTTTTTTCTTGGGTCTAGCCGACCCATATGCCAAAGGGACTGGTGCCCCGGTAAGACCGGCGCCGGCGCCTCCTCCTGCACCGGACATTTCTTCAACTGCTGAGAGACCAAGTATATCTAATACAGTGTCTACGTTCTCTTCGCCAACAAAATCAGCTATTTCAGCACGATTTTCTGTGGCACCACCAAGAGCGTTCCTAAATGCAGTTGCGCTATATGGCTCTCCGCTAGGGCGTGTTGTAGGAGATACAGCGGATCTCTCGGGATCTATAAGTTTTACTCCATCTTTAACATATTGTTTGGCACTGAGCCATCTTTTCCAATCATCATCTTTTGTGCTGGCGCCTAAAATGACTGTATCACCAATATTTAGTGGACCCTTATCGCCAATAAAGTCATATGCAGCAGTCACGGGTGAAGCATGGTCTTTCGAAGCTTCAATTCGAACATTAGATAAACCAGCAGCAAGCGTTTGCCATATTTTGAGAGAATCTTCAGAAGTTATTTCTGTTCCATCTGGTAAATATCGACCCTGTTTAGTTGGCTTAGAAATGATTACTACAACTTCATCTGCCATATCAGCATATTTCCGCACCATATCTAGATGCCCCTTGTGAGGCGGCTTAAATGCGCCGGGAACAACAGCTACTGTCTTAGGACGACTGACTTCTGCAACTGGATCTTCTTCCATTTCCTCAGTCATACCTGAACGTCTGGCTCGACCAATAATTTGATTAGCCATGGCAAACGCACCAGTTAATTTATAGATCTTATCAGAGCCGGGTGGGTATTCGAATACTACACCTTCCATTGAAGAAGCAAGGTTTTCAATGTCTCCAAGTTTTGCAAGTTGTTGATCGACCAACTCACCCATTTTTTCATCACCGGATGCTTGAAGGTTTTTAAGATAAGCGATAGACTGTTCTAATTCTGCTCTCATGCGTGCTACTTCTTTATCGTTGTCTGAAACAAAATAGCTTTTTACGCCTCGAAGAACTTCAATAGCAAAATCACTAATAGCAACTTCAAGAGGCTTCAGAACACTAGAAATATACTTCATGGTCTTTGTTTTAGAGCCAAGGTTAGAGACAGTGTTTTGTAACTCTTTTGGTAAACCTTTCTTTAACTGTACGACAGATATGCCCTGTTCTTTTGCTTTTTCAGGATCGAGCATAAGTGTAGTCAATTTTTCAGTTACATCTTGTGGTAAGCCTACGGAATCAGCATATTGCTCTACAACAAGTTTTACGTAGTCACCAATGGTTGCATCCATTCCAACAGGAGCGGCAAATGACTCGATTTTAGATGTAACGTCTTTAAGAGCAGAACCATCAGCAATATTTTTTAATGCGACCAGTTTTGGACCATTAACGCTCCACTCTTCTTCGCCTACTTGTTCAGTGGCGCCATCAATCATGCCGGCAAGTTTTACAAACTTGCTTTTGGTTTGTTGACGCATTTCTGGTGTTTCTTCTTCATCACCAAAATATTGCAAGCCATGAAGAACGATGTTTGGAGTAGAGTAAAGAATGATGTTTGGATTCTTAGGATACATTATCTCCATGTTAACGTACCTCTGACCGTCCGCAAAGATAGCCTCTATATCCTCGGGGCTTAACTTGCGTAAAGCCGCTGAGACCGCCTTAAAACCGTTTGTAAAGGCATTTTCTGCTGGGTGACCTATCCACTTACTGATATACTCATCTGTGGTCATACCACCTTTCTTGATATCACCGCTGTTTCTTGCTGTTTTAATTTCACCAGAATTGTCAACGGTCAGAAACAAATTCTGACCGTCAACTTTTTCTGTTGCATTTTTTATTTCTGCATTTGCTACTTTACCGAGGATATCAACAATTTCTTTGAACGTTAAGTCGGTATCTTCCGACAAATGAGCCATATGTCCTGCAACACCGCCCATTATTCTTTTCCTGCTGATTCTTCTAGAATATTAAGCTTTTCTTGAAGCACACCAATATCATTTTCCATTCGTCGAGCGAATCTCTTCACTTCGCGCAAATGCTGCTTAGCCAACTGAAGTCGGCGCTGTTCTGCAACGGTCTTTGGTTTTAGATTGGAAATTATTTCTTGGAGACCCTGAATATAGGTAAAGATGTTTTTATCATCTGCACTCTCGTTAAGAAAATCTCTCCACTGTTTGTCTAATGACATTGGTTTATCCTCGTTTATTTCTAATAGTAGAAGTCGTCTGATAAATGTATTTCGAATCTTTTTAAGTTCGATTTTTATATTTACCAGTCATCGTCTTAGCCCTTAAGGTGCTTTGCAAGAACTGCTTTGATAGCCTCACGAAGAGCTTCTGCATCGGTGGTGGACTCTTCCATCTCCTCTTTCTCTTCGTCATCTCTCTTACCAGCCATGTGACCCTTGTGAGCCTCGGCTAAGCTAGCATTGGTGACCTGAATGTCTTCGAAGGGAACGCCTTCCATGATAGTGCCGTCTTCAAACTTCATATCATAGTGGGTGACCTTACCAAGCTCTTCGTTAAAGTTATGACCAACAGCTTCAGCCATCTCGATAGAACCGTTTCTGGAAACACCGCCATGATGTACACAATAATGGTTGGGAGCGAAGACGCCAGTATCAACTGCTTCGTTCATCTCTTCTTCTTCCTCTTCTTCCTCTTCTTCTTCTTCCTCTTCTTCCTCTTCTTCTTCAGTAACTAAAGACTCTTCAACAGCCTCTTCGGCTTCCTCAACAGTCTCTTCGGACTCTTCGACAGTCTCGGCAGCAGCCTCGACCTCTTCCTCTTGGACTTCGCCGGCTCCGTTGAACTCGTTGAACTCCTCTAAAGTGTTAAATTTGAAACCCCATGCTTCTGAGAGCAAAGTGGAGATCTCTTTGTTTTTCCAATCTTTTGTAGACATCTTTTTATCTCCTTTTTGTAGATGTTCGAAATAAATAGTCTGTTTTATGCTGTCTTCCCAATCTCGGAAGCACATATTACCGACTTCATAAGCCTCACGTTCCATTTCACGTAAGTGTTCGTCATTCTGAGCATATCCTTCACCCATCTCGGAAGCATTATCAAATTCCCCACGACAGTTCTGAGAATGGTGAACTAATTCGTGGGATAAAGACCTCATTATATCTTTTGGGTGTCGCCCTGTGATATACAAAGTAATTGATTTTTGCCCCGGATCATAATAAGCAGTTTTACCAAGTGGGTTGTTTGCATTTTCCGAGTCGCCTTTTAAAAACAATCTCGGAGGCATATTGAAGCCCATCCTTTGTTTAGCAAACGGAAGAAACTTCTTGATCATGGGAGATAAGATATCAATCATCGAAAAAAGCTCAGCAGAATCAATATAAATAGTTTCTCAAAGTTTATTTACTAATTTGAGCGTCAATGTGAAAAACTCTCTTTCTATTTGAGGACCATTAATAGGGATAACTTTAGATATAGAGACAACCCTGTTAGACTGTATTCTGTTCTCTGTTCTCACTATTATACCATAGTGAGTATTCCATTGTTCAAGTTCTTGATCCCAAGTAGACCACTCAACTATGTCACCCGCTTCAAAATCTTCAGCCGTTAGTTCGCCAAAACCTTGTTTTTCATCCATCACATCTCACAAGCCAAGAGCACGTTCCTTTTTTCAAGAAATGCACACAAGTATTTAGTGCTTCTTTCTCATTATGAAACGGCCCGACTTGAGAAACTTTTCCTTTCTCAGAATCTACAAGATGCCTGACGAGATAAACGCCCTCAACAGACGAATCGCCTTTCGTTGTTTTTGATTTAGCCACGCCATAAATAGACTCATTTACACGAGATGCTCTGTGTCATGTGTATTTTTATTTAATATTAATGTCAATAATGATATGGCGGTAAGTTCGAAACCTATAAAATGGCAAGATACCCAAGCAAGGATAAGAGAAAATAAAGTTTTCCAGAATTTATTAAATGTAAAAAGCATTAATCACACCCAGTGTATATAACTTCTTCATGGTTTATTCTAACTATTTTACCACACTGTGTGTAAATTAAAATTCTATCTAAATCATCTTTTTCGTCATCAATGACCCAAGCCTTTTGACCGCGAGAAACTTTCACGAAATTTCTAGTTCCGTACTCAGAACAATACAAAAGACCAGAACCGACAATACCATACTCTGGGATGATCTCGTCGTCTTCGTCAAAGTCACCACCAATATATTTTATAACTCTTGTTATGAAGTCTTTTATGTATTCTCTAGAAGCAGCCATCAAAGTAACTATGAGGCTATTACGTACATTTATTATTACAGTTACTCACCGAAAACAATAAAGACGTATTATTGAAGAAACGTTTAAAAACTAAAACAATTCCATGATCCAAGCCATAGCAAAACCGACTGCTGCTTGTACGACCATGAATATTGTGGTTGCTCTTGTCTTGAAGGTTTTCAACTCTTGAAGTTCAAAAAGTGCTTCTCTAAGTTGTGGGGGAGAAGCAACATCATCCATCTTTTCTTTCCAAGCCTTGAGATCTTGTACGCGATCTTCCTTGGCTTTTAGTTCAGTTAACTGCTCTTTAACATCTTGTAATTCTGTACGCAGAGACTCGATACCACTAGCCATGGTTTCAAGTTGTTGTAAGACTAACTTTGAGTAGGTTTCCCATCCATTGTTGGTGTTCATAAGGCGTTTCTCCCTGCCTATAAGTAGTGACGCTGCTAGCTTAAATTTGGCTTTCCTTCGACTACGTGATAAATGTCGAAGTTTTCAATACGCCCACTATCAGATGTTTCTTTTTTTAGTTCAAGCATGTCGCTAATATTTTTATCTGAGTCGTCGTAGAATTCTATTGTTTTGATGTTATTGTATTTTGGTAACACAAGATCTCTGATGTATTCGCCTTTATTGCCGCCACTATTACCAATAATGATAACGTTTTTAGTATCCATTGGTTTATCAAACATTTGTAAAGTCATATGGATATCGTCAACCGACACAGGATCTCTTGCAGTCAGCACCATGACTTGTGTGTTTGGATCTTTAAGTCTATCACGCATAATAGAGGTTATGTTTGGATTTTCTACTGCGTTGTTTACCTTAGCCAACGGTGAAAAGTCAAACTCATAACCACCAGCAGTCTTCAACTCATCAAATTCTTCTTGAGAGGTAATTTGAAATTTCTTACCAGTTTCTTTATTGATAACATTGATATATCCAGTTGTAAATGCAATCGTTTCATCGAAATCAAAAATAGAAAGTCTAGAAGCAGTTTCAATGTTTTCTAATAAAATGTAGTTTCTCCAATTTTCAAGTAGGAGTTTCATTTTAGCTCAACTTTTAAGCTGCTTAGATCAATATTGACTGGATGATCTCTTTTGTATTCGTCGGTGAACATATATCCCCTCCAGCCGCGGCTAAGATAATCTTTTTCTATTTGGTCTCGAAGTGATTTAAATTGAGACATTATCTGTTCTGCTTGGGTGGGATCTAAAACCACCTTTATCCAATTAGGATTCTCTTCTATGTTATCAAGCATTTCTGCTCTTTTCATGTGGATCACTCCTCCCGGCCAGTCCCGAGCCGATCTTTCAGCAGTTCCGTCGCCGGTACCTATATCTATATGATCTAGGGGAGTAAAACTTGTGCCGGAGAACCAAAACAGATCATCTCCCATTTGTACAATAGACCAGCGAGGTATATTATCAAGAATCCGTACTGCATTTTTACGTGATTCCACATATAATCGCCAATTTTCAAGTAGGAGTTTCATTTTACTTCCTTTACAGATTGTTCCATCTCATCGTCAAAGTCAGTGCGCAACTTAATCATAGGATTAAATTTAGCATGTTTTCGTTCTAAAAGCAAGGACCCTTGTGGTTTTGTTAGAGTTCCTTCAACTTCTACACCTTCAAAGTCAATTTCAGTTTTCTTTTTATAAACAACCTTTGGTTCTTCTTCATCATTAGCCTCAGCGATGCTGGACAAAAAAAGCAATAACAAAAATGTTGCAAAGAATGATACGAAAAATTTCATTTATATTCCTCCGCCAAACCCTCACTTAATAAAAGAGTGTTAATGTTGGTTTCACCGATAAATAGTACCCCCAAACATCTTCCGTATTTTCCAACTCCGTGAGACTCTAAAACAAATTCATTGCCAGATTCCCACAGAATCTCGATTAACCTTTCTTCTGCGGCTAACCCTGCCTTTTTCTCTTCGAGGTCTCTAGTGCGGGTTTCTGGCGTGTTAATACCATATAATCGAATGCGCTTCTTAATCCACACATCAAAACCTAAGTCTATGAGCGCATCGATGGTATCGCCATCAATTACCCGTATCAGTTTCGCGTTGTATTTGTACATTTTCTTTTTTCTCGTGTTTATCTTGGGTGGCAGCAAAAACCAACAAACTCATACAGGCAAAGCCAATGATGAGCAAATCAATCACCGCCATACACCTCATATAAATCACGTTCTTGTTGTTTTTGTGATTTTCTGTTTGTTAGTTTGGTTAAGCAGTCTATCTTGCTAGAAAGCGCATCTGTATATAAGAACGGAAACACAGAATGCACAAGACATTTTGCTTCCAAGACCTTTAAAACGTAAACTATCTTCCACGCTGCCACCATGTGTTCTAGATATGTTTCCCCTTGTTCTGCGGGGTGTTCCGTAAACTTCTTAAACATTAGTTATCGTACTCCTCATCTATTTTATCGTTAACCAAATTAGTCGCTTTGAGCATATCCTTTTGGTCCACTTCTTTAAGTATGAGGCTTTTTGTTTCTGGCTCATAATACATGCCTATTAAATCTCCTTTGGAGATATTGTTCATGTCTTCTTCGGTTATTACTATCTTACCGCCATACTTCTTTACTAACATTGTAAGAATGTTGAAAAGATATTCGGGATTGTTTAAGTATTTGCTCATGAGACCAAGAAGTTTTTCCAGTTCTTAACGACGCTTTCGTTTGTTTGCATAAATGCCGGCTCGCGAGCTTTTATAAATTGAGCCAACACCCTCTTGAAAACTACATTAAGATTATCTTCGTCGTCCATTTCACCTTCGATAAGAGTCTTGAATAATTCAGTCATTTCGTCAGGCTCATCACGATTTGTAACAAACGTAACGGTAACTTTGATTTCTCCTCCCACTTCTTGTGCTGTTAAACGCATTTGTAAGAAATATTGTGTATCTATTTCTTTTCGTGGCGACTCTAACAAA